AGCCTAAATCCGAGTAATGGAACCAACGAACAGCAGCACCAGCCCTGGACTCAGCCTAGCAGCAGCGGCAGGTGCCACCGCTGTTTCGTTTATTCCGTGGCTTACCGACTGGGTTCAGCTTATCACCGCGCTCATTGGCTTAGCCTGCGCCTGTTACGGAGCCTATAGGCTGTTCAAATCCAAATGAAAAACACGAAAACAACTCTCGCCGGTGTTGGTGCCATCCTCGTTGCTGTTGGTGGGGCTCTTAAGGCCCTGTTCGACGGTGACCCGACAACCAACCTCGACCTGACTACGACCATTGCCGCGGTCACTGCTGGTATCGGCCTGATCTGGGCCAAGGATGCCGACAAGACCGCTACCATCGACCCCAAGGCGTGAACTGGATCTACCAGATCCTTCGGGCAATCCTCGACTTCCTACGAGCAACACCACCCACCGATGTGCAACATGGCAAAGCTCCCGAGGCCCTCAAGAGCGATCTGGATGGCCGCATTGCTGACCTGCCTGGGCTGCCAGGTGACCCGGGTGGTCCTAGTGCCAAGCGGTGATCCGGTGATGCTGGCGCAGCCGGTAAAGGCCAGCGTCTATGCTTTCGATGCCGACAAGAAGCTGGTCGGGCCTTCCCGGGTGACCCTCCCGGCCGGCTGGTACGTCCTACCCAAGAAATAATATGGCTCAACAAACGATCAACATTGGCACCATCGCCAACGACAACACCGGGGACACCCTCCGCGGCGCCGGCGAGAAGATAAACGACAACTTCACCGAGCTGTATGCCGCCCTGCCGTTGGTCACACCGACGACCTGGGTGCCGACGCTGACCGATTCCGGCGGTGGCCGCACCTACGCCATCACCACCAACACGGCCCGTCACACGTCCATCGGATTCGTGACCACCTTCACCGCGGACATCACCGTCAACTCGGTGACAGGATCCGCTACGGGCAACCTCCGGCTATCGCTGCCCGACGCCGTCACCTACGAGGCCGCCGCCGCTGTCTGGCTGACCAATGCCACCAACCAGGCCAAGACCGCCATCATTGCCCGGTTGATCGCCGGCACCAGCTACCTCGAGCTGTCTCACTTCGAGACAGGAGCAGCCAGTAGCCTGGCCGGCCATCTCCAGGCCACTAGCCGGCTGATAGTCTCTGGCACTTACTTTACCACCTGATGACCACCATCGGATCCAGTCTCCAGCAGGGCATGGCGGTGCTCCAGCAGATGCTAGGGGCGCCGATGTTCATCTGGCAGGGGACGTCGATCCGGTGCATCCCGGCAGCCGTCAACGATGCCAACGTGCCCATCTCCGGTGGGTTCCAGGACAACGCGACCTCGAGGATCCTGGTCATGTTCAGCGACTGGAAGACCTGCGACAGCACCCTGGTCTCGATGGATTCGACGCTCTACACGCTCGACCAGGGCACGACCTTTTCCCGGCTGCTCAAAGAAGACGGCCTATTCATCCTCCAGGAGAACACCGACCGCATCGCCCTGACCTTCTGCAAGCCTCGGCCTGTGGTCGGTAGGACTCTGGTCTATCAAGGCCGCACCCTCCGCATCCTGTCCTGCCGTGTGGATGCCTCCGGCGCCTACTACAACCTTGAGCTGGGGGCCAAGACCAAGTGAGGCCTGTCGTTAACATGACGGTCGACTCGAGCAACTTCGATGCTGCCATGAAGCAGTATCTGTTGAGCACCTCGCGCGATCTTCACAAGGCCATCAACAGCCGGTTCTTCTATTTGATGGTGAGACTGTTCGTCCTGGTGCCGCCCAAGAGCCCAGGCCAGGAGCGCCGCAGGATCTCCGACTACCTAGGGACACCTGTCGGTGACATCAACCGCAAGAGCAAGAAGACCGGCAAGCGGATCGGTAAATCCCGAATCCTTCGCCGGGTGCACCTGATAGCTCAGTCGAAAGAAGCCAAGGGCGGTCGCCGCGGCCTCTATGGCGAAGAAATGAAGGCAGCAGCCTCGGCCCTGATGCGGAAGGCCATCGGGTCGGTCGGATATCTACGCTCCGGTGTGGTGAAGATGATCCGAGTGTACAACAAGGGATTCAGCCAGTTTCAGAGCGCCAAGTGGAAACCGCTGTCGAAGCCTCCCGGCTACAAGGCGCCGAAGCAGACCAACGCCGCCCTGGTCTCACTTGCTAACCAGTACGGCCTCAACGAAGAGAACGTCGCCACGCACAAGGGCACCAAGGCCCGAGGATTTCAGGCTGTCCCAGGCTTCAACCCGACAGCCTCGGTGGTAATGACCGCGGGTATTGCTGACAGCCAATACAACCGGGTGGCCGGGATCTACAACACGGCCATGCAGAAGGCTTTCGACGACGAGACGGCCGAGATGGTCAACCACATGACCGAGGCCCTCCTGGCTAACGGCAAGGTTCTCGAAGACAACGGGATCACAATCAAATGAACGCCGCCGCCCTAAGAGCTGAACTTGCAGTCGCTGACTACCTGGCGGCCGCCGACTGGTCGGCCTCCGGCGCCGGCACGCCCACCTGCCTCACGTCCTACAGCCGCGGCCTCTACGACGACCCCGACGACCAGGACGTCATGCCCAACTTCCCGCGCCTGGTGATCTCGATCAACTCGGCCAGGCCAATGCAGCGCAGTGACCTGACCTGCGAAGTCGAGATCGCTGTCGAGCTTCAACTATCAGCCGATGACACCGACGAGGCTGCTGTGCTGACCACCGTCCAGGTGCTCGACAACCGGATCCTGCCGCTGTTCGACGACACCGGGGCCTCTGCTCTCAACGCGCCATCAAACGACCCCAGCGGCCCCTTTACGGCGCAATTCGCCGCACCTCTGGACTTTGGGGCATCCTCAATCTCTAATCGGTCCAGGACGTTCACCAGGACCTTCACCCTCTACTGTTCCGCAACACTCTAACCACCCACACACATGGCTAATTCACAAGGACTCGCATACCAATTTGGTTCACCGGCTTCGGTGACCATGTATGGCATCAACAACGTAGACGCAGTTTTCAGTGCCCTGGCTTCGATTGAGAGTTATGACATCACTCATGAAGCCGACACCGAGGAGGTCCGCAATTCCGGCGGCGAGGTGGTCGGTCACATCGGCTACAACGAGCGGGTGACCCTCAATCTCAACCTCATCCCTTCTGGTGCCGATGCCACCGCCGCCTTAGCATTCTGCTCCCTGGCTCCGGTTAATGGCACCGTGGCGATTTCTGGAGCCCCAAATATTTCAATGATGGGAACCGCTAATATCTTGAACACTGGCCGGTTCATCTATGCCGGCGGTGGCTCGGTCAAAATGACTCAGAGCGGCAAGGCTATGGTTTCGATCACCGTGAAGAAGTACAAGAACCTGACCACCGCTGCCGCTGTCGCCCTGAACGTGTGAGCAGCCTGGCCGCCATCCTAAGCGCAACAGCCAAGCCCTGTCCGATGGTAATCGGGCTCCGCATGGTGCCCTTTACTGTCGGCCACGCCATCCTGCTGCACCGCCTCGGATCGCCCTTCGTCACCGGAGGCCGGGCCACCGCTAACGACCTGGTCGAGGCTGTCGTCGTGTGCAGCCAATCCGCCGAGGAGTCGATCAAGACCATGGCATCGGTGTTCCGGTGGGTGCCGCTCCGGCTGATGCGTAAGAAGGTCAGCAAGTCCGACCTGGTCAAGGAATGCCAAATCCTCCAGGAGTGGATTGGAGACAAATCCGACTGCCCAGAAGTTCTACGGCAGCCGGGTGCAGGATCCAGGGAGGCGGCCATGCCCTGGCCCGAAAGGCTGCTGGTTGGCCTAGTCGACATTGGATTTACCGAGGAGACGGTGCTCAATATGCCGGTGACCGATGCCGAAAGGTTCTTCCTCACCAATGCCGAAATGCACGGTCAGGTCGAGCTGTGGAACGATAAGAACGATGCCCTCTGGCGCTATGCTCAAGAACAGCAGACGGTAAGGAACTAACAAATGGCCATTTTCTCACTTATTGCAAAGCTCGGCCTAGACGGTTCGGCCTACGAAAGCGGCCTTAAACGAGCCTCCAGCGTGACCGACAAGTTCCGATCATCCGTTGGGATGCAGTTAGGCGCGGCACTGTCTGTTGCTGCCATTGGCTCTTTTGTCTCGAAGGTGGTCGAGACAGTCGACGCCATTGGGGACTTGTCCGAGCAACTCAACATCAGCACCGACGACGTCCAGCGCCTGCAGGTACTGGCAGGCCAGACGGGTGTTTCCTTCGAGTCCATGGCCAAATCGATCACAGCAGTCGGCCAGGAGCGTCTTAAGGCTATTGAGGAGGGAGGAAAGGCCCGGGAATACTTCCAAGCGCTTGGCTTTTCAGTCGCTGAACTTAACGACAAGAGCATCTCGAACATCGACCTGATCTCGAGGATGGGCCAGGCCCACAAGGATGCAGGCAGCAGCGCACAGACTCAGGCTGCCATGATCGCAATTCTTGGTGAGAAGGCATTCAAGGCCGCGGGTGCAATGGCTAAGATCAAGGAGATCGGTCCGATCAATCTGATCTCAAAAGAGCAAATTGATTCTATTGGAAAATTGGCTGATCGCGTAGACGAGATAAAGCGGACCATCATTCTTTCAGCAGTTCCTGAGATCAACTTCTTTGCAGATGCAGTTGAGCGTGCCGCTAAAGATGCTGAGACAATGGAAGACGGATTACTTGGCTTCTTTCAAACACTGGGAGGCAAGGGGTCAATTCTAAAAGCCAGCTTTCAAGAAGCGTTTGCCTCACCTCAAGATGTTAACAGAAGTTTCGAGGCATTACCGATCCAACGCGGAACCATTGGCACAATAGACAGCAGAGTTAAACGCGAGACCTCAATGTTCTCAACGGAAGCGCCTCCTGGATGGGTTAACACCCTGGTGGGTCAAATCAAGATCCAGACCAACGAGACCCGTGCAATCCGAGTAAACACCGGAAGAACAGCTCAGGCTGTCGAATAACATGGCAACACTCCAAGGCTCACCAAACCCAAATGACTTCGAGTACATCGAGGTCAGCCGCGCCTACGACAACAACGGCAACGGCCGGGTGGTCCAGCTAACGTTCCGCGGCGACAAGGATACCCTCCGCATCGCATCGGCCCAATGGGTGGCCCTGGGCGCCAAGTACAGCATCCGCGAGGACGGCCCGTATTCCGAGGCCACCGTCACAATCGGCGGCAACTCATTTGACCCCGCCCTTGCAATACAAGATCAGTCGGCCCCGTTACCTGGAGAAATAGCAGACATCCGCTACGAGTTTCGCACCGATTACCTCGATGTGTCGGTGTTTGCTCTGCCAGCAGTCGACAAGGAAGCTAACTCGACAGGGAATCCAAACCTCTACAAGTTCGTCATTGAGACAGCCGCTAAAAACGGTGAGGTTTTATCTCAGAGAGATACTAACCTGGCAGATCCAGCTCGTTATCCGATGGCGCTTAAAGTCTGGCAGATGCTCTACCGCGGCCAAGACACGTTCCCTATTGCTCGAGTCAGTCTGACCAGGATAGCCACTTTTTCCGGAAATCTAGGCCTGCCTCAAATTCCTAACGGAATACCGCCTGTCTACACGGTCGAATCGTTTGCTCAGAATTGGAATCTGCCACTATCTGTGCAACAAATGCTTCCCAAAATTCCCAAAGATCAAGCCACCGGGGCAGTCTTAGCCCCCTACGGCACAGTCTGGGGCTGGAAGCAGACAAACTACTCGACCAGCCTGATAACCAAAACCAACCAGGTTGAGCAGGTCATCGCCTGGACTTTCGCACCTTACGACACACTCATTTACCCGTTCCTCTGAGTAACCTTTAAAAAACACACACTATGGCAGACGAAATCCAAATGACGGCCCGGTTGTACGCTTCTAAAAACGGCGCTTACCTACCCTCGGTCACCTACACCAAGAGCGCCACCATGGTCGGCACCGACATGGGCAGCCAGACTCAGGCCATCGGCACAGCATCCTCTGAGACCCTGGATGTGCCCGTTGATGTGACGAGTCCTTACAAGGTGCTGATCTCCAACCTTGATTCCACCAACTACGTCGAGCTGTCGTTTACCTCTGGCTTCGCCGCGGGTGCCGGCACGATGCGCTTACCGGCAGGCGAGACCATGCTGATCCCGTACATCAACACGAACCTCTACCTGATTGCAAACACCTCCGCGGTGACCATCCAGGCCACCTTCTGCGAGATTTAACGCACCAACCCTATGGCCAACGAAGTCGAGATGTCAGCCCGGCTGTACGCCAGCAAAGGCGGCGCTGTGATCAACTCACTGTCTTACAGTGCGATTGCCAACATGACCGGCACCGACATGGGGCAGCAGACCCAGGTGGTCGGCACTAGCGACGAGGTTCTGGACCTCACCGCTGATCTGTCTACACCCTATCGCCTCCTGGTGGTCAACCTAGATCTAGTTAACCCGGTGTCTATCGGGCCTTCCTCACCGTACTCGTTCCAGATCCCAGCCGGGCAGTTCATCCTGATCCCGTGGGTCGACGCTACGATGTACGTCAAAGCCAGCAACAGCTCCGTGAAGATCTTCGCCCAGTTCTGCGAGCTATAGCCATGGCCATCCAACTGCCCTCCAAACTGGCCGAGACCGGCCTTAAGGCAGACCATGCCCGGGCCATTAACCAGCTCATCGAGGCCGTGCGACGGTCCCAGCTCATCGCCGGGCCTGGCCAACGGGTCGAGCAGAACGCCAACGGCACGACTCTAAAGACCGCGGTGATGTCGACAACGGTGCAGACCTCCGAGGAGTCCTGGTTCTACTGACCCATGCCCTACGCTACCGACAGGAAAGACAAGATGTTCACGGCCTACAACCTGAACGTCCTGTACAGCCGGTTCGACGCGAAATGTCGGGCAGCGTTGAATGAGATGGGTCCGCTGTGGGCGCAATCGAGATTCCAGCCTTTCGATCACTGGTCGGCGCCGTTCCCTTACGGCGTCTGGTATGTCTACCGGAACGATCCGCAGACGGCCATGCGCCTGCATGACGACGGAGGCGTGCCTAACCCGTCCATCCCTGGCATCGGCTACTACCGCAACGAGCACAGCCAACAGGCGGCCAAGATCGCCCTGTCGAAGCTCGAGAACAAGTATCTGGACACAGCCGGAGGCCAGGTCTACGTCGACCACCACAGCACATCTGGCGATCCTTTTACCTGTGACGTCGGATCGATTCACTACAGCTTCGAGCTTTTACGCCGTGAGGTGGCCGGCATCCAGTACGACGTGCACCTCGGCTGGGATCCTCAGGCCGGCTCAGGCCTGACGTCCTATGTCCGCGGCAGCCTCGGGCCTTCCGACCCCACACTGCCTCCTGGTCGGATCCACAAGCACAAGCTGGCTGTCGCCGAGATCGCTATCGAGGGCCTGACCGTCTTTCGCATCCTCAACACCTACCAGCGTTACGATTGCTGGCGGGTGCACAACTGCGGCACCACCACCGTGCAGGTGTTGCTCCAGCTACCCGATGGCAATGCCGACAGGGAGTTCGTAGGCCCAGGGCAGGTCCGAGCCTTCCGACGCCGACAGGACGGCACTTGGGCCACGCGCTGGCCTAACGGTGGCTTCTGTTACCATTTCTTCCCGTACTTCCCAGGTGACGTGCCGTATTTCGCCGAGGGACCACCGAGCTGGCAGATACCCAACACCTCGCCATTCCTGGCGTTGGAACGCTCAGCCCAGGCCAACAACGTGGCCAACCCGTTCATCATGTTCGACTGGCTCCACACGATGGGCGCCCAGATCGATCCTACGGTGCAGCACGACATCCGGCAGGTGTACCCCCAGACCTACGCCGACCCCGGCGACTTTAGGCAGCAGCTCGGCGACCTGGTGTTCACCTGGGGACGTGCACAAGTCAGATACACCATCGACCCAAATGGCACCAATCCGACCTATGAGGATCGCGAAGTCAACTTCCCGGGTGTTGGGAGCTTAATCCAAAGGCTGGAGGCGCTTGGAATTACTGTCGTCCAAAACCCGACCAGCATCACCCTCACCAGCCGCCGCGGTTACTTCCAAATCACACCCATCGACTGCAACATCTTCAACAACGGAGAAGGTCCTGTTTGGGAGATTAGCACGACACCCATAACTATTTCGACGATCTACCCTCCATCCAACAACTTTGACTCATTTTGGTCTGCCGGCAACGAGGCGACGATCTTCGATAAGGTTATCGACGTGCGCCGCCGGCTGGCTGTTGAGGCTGGATTTATTAACGACTACGAAGACGTTCACGACATCACCGAGGACCGTGTCGGCCTGCTCAGACTGACGCCTCAGGGGCTGGCCTGTAGCGTTGGAAGTCCAATAGGCATCGACGGCAATATTCTGATTAACTTCGAGGCCTACGCCTCACAATTACAACTTTACGTCAAGAACCATAACCCAGGATATGGAGTGGGTGCATGGACAGACTTCTATTTCTCTTCAAGAACAAAGACATCTTTGATCGCTCCATCGAGAAATGCAGCAGCAACATCTCCTGGGATACCGTGGCAGAATATGTTCCCCACCAAGATTGGGGACTCGATTCCAACCTCTACGACAATGTTGCAAGGGGCCATCAATGCGGCCTACATCCCTCCAGGAGGGCCTTGGGGATTCAGCTCCGGCAACTACGACAACGAGCTAATGCGAGCTAGTACTGGTGACCCCGACTTTCAATCAAACGGTGGCTACGAGGCCGACTTCTGGGTCAACAAATGGGGAGGGCCTAACGGTGTGGATGCCTCGGTTCGGATCCTGGGCAGCCCAAACAAAACGCCGAAGTTCGCCATCAAGCCCGACGGGCCAAATTCCTCATTTGTCACCCTGGTTCAGGTGGCTATCGACGACGTGTTCAAGGATCAACGAGGTGCCCGGTTCGCATCCACAGTGCCGCTTTCAATGGCTTCGGCGGTCAATTCAAACGCTGATTATCTGACCTCCATCAAGTTTGACTGGCAAAGTAACACCTACATTTTCGCGATACCGTATTTTGCTAAAGGCCTTTTAAACGGCGGCCCAGGCTGCGGCCCATTCTTCCACAAGATTCCTAAGAGCGCCTGGCTGTGGAACCTGCTGCAATGGCGCCTCGACTCATGGACTGAGTCGATCTGCCTTTGCACTCAGAACTTCGCCCCGGGCCTGCCTGGATTCTTCGGCACCGGGTACGAGCCCGACTTCGACCTCGATGCCTGGTATCTCGACGCGGCCGGCTACGATCTACTGAGCGGCCAGGGCGTTCAATGCTTCCGCGGCGAGGACAGCTTCTCGACCGAATATTTCTTTGTTCCGCCCGAGAACTTGCAAACCTGGTGCCGGAAGTTCGGCTTCACGTCGGGCAACTGGGATACGGAAAACGGCCAGCCGACTGAGTTTCCAGCGGTGGTTGCGACCCGTATGAAAAATTACCACAGCTACTCGCAACGAGAGACCCAGAGGGTCATCTCCTACTTCGACGCAACGATCAACGCTCAGACATTTATGAGCCTGAGTTACGTCGACCTGCGAAGGATTTGACTGCTGTTTGACCCCTGCAAACATTGGGTTTTCTCTCAAATCTACAGAAAAACGGTTTTCTCTGTAGACGGAAGGCTGGGCATCGACCATCTTGATCACGTCGAAGGCAACAAAAACAGCAAACCAAAGCAAAACATGAGCAACATCATCACCGTCCAACTTCCGACCGAGACCTCCTACTGGGGCAGCACCGCCACCGAGGCCGACGTCTATCGCATCATCGGCAACCTGGAGACGATGATCCGAAGCCAATTCCCTGACGTCGACATCGACTTCCAGCATATGCAGGAGCCTCGAGGCCGCGGAATCTTTGGAGACGACGAGTCGCTGATGGATTCCATCTATCAATTCATCCAGGACAACTGGACTGCCGCCCTCTGACAACCTTGGCCCCGGGTGGGGCCAATACCACCCCCAGGGGCGCGACTGGCTAACGCGCAAACCACAGCAACACCACAGCAATGCACAGCAATGAACCTCAACAGCTTAATCTCAGCCCTGATGATCGTAGAAAGCAGCAACAACGACCTGGCCATCGGTGATCAAGGCCGGGCCATCGGATGCCTCCAGATTCACAAGGCCGTTGTCCTGGACGTCAACCGGATCACCGGCAGCCATTACCGGCACCAGGACATGACCAACCGGGTGCAGGCCAGAGCAGTCTGCCAGGCCTACCTGACCCACTACGGCAAGGGCAAGAGCACCGAGGAGCAGGCCCGGATCTGGAACGCGGGACCCCAGGGACACAAGAAGAAGCAGGCAACTCAGGCCTACTGGCTCAAAGTTCAACGCAATCTCAAATGACCAAACCCAAAACCATCAACGTGACACCAACCACACACCAAAAACTGCGAGCCTACTGCCTCGCCAACGGCCTCAAGATCCAGGCGGTGGCCGACCATGCAATCTTAGCCTGGCTTAAGAAGGCCGCCCGATGAAACGAATCTTGGCCATTGACCCAGGGATGTCCGGCGGCCTGGCGCACTTTGCCGGCAACCGGGTCACCCTGGAGCCCATGCCGGCAACCGACGGCGACATCCGGGAGGTGCTGATCAACTTCCTTAGCCAATCGGACGTGGTGTACATTGAGAAAGTCGGCGGTTACATCGGCGGCAAAGGGGCGCCAGGATCGGCAATGTTCAACTTCGGTCGCAATGTCGGCTTCCTGCATGGCCTCATCGCCAGCATGAACACCAGGTGCATCGAGGTTACCCCACAGCGCTGGCAGAAGACTTTGGGGGCTGGCACCAGCAAGACCCATGGAACGCGCTGGAAGGGCCATCTGAAGGGCCTGGCGCAGCAGAGGCAGCCGAGCCTACACATCACACTCAAGACCGCGGATGCGGTGCTTCTGTTGGAGCACGCTCTTATTGCGGAGGGCGTCAAGTGAGCGATCATTTTCGTGAGGTCAGGAATATGATCAGCGACACACCCATATCCGACTCAACCGCTCACAACGTAGGCGACCTCGGTATGCTATGCAGGAGGCTGGAGCGCAAACTAGCCGCGACTCGGAAATACCTGAGTGAGGTTTCGGAGCGCGTGAAACAACTCGAAATCGAGAACGACGCAATGCGAGCGGATCTGCTGTTATGGCGGCAGGACAAATGGCGTGAGTGATACACTCCAAACCATGAACCAAATAAAATGAAACACCTTCACGAACTGCCGGAAGACCACCGACTAAGGAACGTCGCCATCCAGGACATTGATGTCAGGATCCGCTGCCGTCACACCGGGACGACTCGCAATCCTCGACTCTGGAAGATCAAGCACGACACCTACAATCGCCTGGGCGACTCTTGGAAAACCAACTTCGACTTCATTATCCAATGAAAGACTTTGATGTAGCATTTACGATGATCGAATATGGCGGATCATTCGTTCGCAAACTAGGCGCCGCGGCGCTGGTGGCCGATCCAGAAAACCTGGCGAAGATCAAGGCCACCTGGCCCGACTACTGGTCGCAATACGACCGCATGGCAAAACAGCTTTCGGAGGTTGAGAAGCAATCCTCCAAGTAAACAACAACACAACACAGCAACAACATGGGTATCACAGTATCAACAAAACAAACAGGCGGCACCTTCACACCGTGCCCAGAGTACACCGGCCGAGCGGTCTGCGTCGACATCACGCCGCTTAAGGCCTACGAGACCGAGTACGGCACCAAGCAGAAGTTCAAGATCGCGTTCGAATTGGACATGATCGACAAGACACGCACCCCGGTGCAGCCCTGGGTGGTGATGACGGCGCCGATGACCGCCAGCCTGCACGAGAAGGCCGGCCTGACCAAGTTCCTCCGAGATTGGCACGGTCGGGCCCTTACCGCCGAGGAGACCACCAGCCTCGACCTGGACAGCCTCATCGGCCGACCAGCCACCGTGGTGATCGTCCATGAGCAGAGCCAAGACGGCACCAAGACGTTCTCGAACATCAAATTGATCATGGCTCACAAGAACGGCGAGCCGCTCAAGCCCTCGGGCCTATGGATCCGCATGGAAGACAGGCCGCCCAAGGATGACGACCAGGTGAAGACGGTAGTGCCGGCTACCGCGGCGCCGGTCAAGATCTCGGATGTGAAGGTGCACGTCGGCAAGTTCAAGGGCGTGCCGATCTCCGAGCTGACCGACGACGCTGTGCGAGGCCTGAGTGAGCATTGGTTACCAAAGGCTAAGGTCAGCGCCGGAAAGAGCCCCGAGGACATTTTTTTGATCGCCGCGGTCACCAAGCGCTTGCAGGAGATCGAGGCTAAAGATCAACCCAACTTCGACGACGTGCCCTTCTAATGAAACCCAGGAAGCCCTACGTTAAACTGGTCGACAAAGTTCCCGAGGTGGTTCGGATGCGCTCCGAAGGCAAGACCCTCGAGGAGATCGGGAAGCACTTTAACTTGTCACGCCAGCGCATCAAACAGATCGAGCAGTCGGCCGAGATGCACGAGGAGATCCTGCGACAATGGGGATTCCCGTTCACGGTCAGGACGTTCAACACCCTTGAAAGGCTGTGCGTCAAGAGCCGCGAGGAAGTGTTAAACCTCTACAACACCGGCCACCTTAGGCCAGGAGCCATTCGAGGATTCGGCTGGGTTTCCTACCATGAAATCTGCGAATGGCTCGAAGTGCCAACGACTAGAGATCCAATCAACTTCCTAGTCTGCCCTAATTGCGGTAAAGGATTTTAACCACCTTCCGGCAGCCTGTTGCTGCTGGGGACTCGTAGGGCCGGGGGCGCGCATCGGCCGACAAACGCGCAACAACTCTCAACAACTCTGACAAATGCCAGCCAATCCAAACATCTACTTTGACATTGAGACCGGGCCTCTACCGCTCGAGCAGCTCAACATCCCTCCCTTCAACCCGGCCGACGTGAAGATGGGTAATCTTAAGGATCCCGACAAGATCGCGGACAAGCTCCAGGCCGCTGAGGCCAACCACGCAAACGACTACATCCGCAACGCCGCCTTGGATGCCCTGTCGGGCCAGGTGCTGTGCATCGGCTACCGGGTCGATCACCAGGAGCAGAACATCCTGTGCGCCGATGCCGACGGCGAGGCCCACCTGCTGCGACAATGGTGGGCGCTGCTCAACTACTACGAGCGACAGCCTCAGCTCATCGGGTTCAACATCAAGGCCTTCGACCTGCCCTTCCTGATTAAACGCTCCTGGCGCCACAAGATCATGCCGCCCTACTGGTTGCGGAACGGCCGCTACTGGTCGGAGTTGGTGGTCGACCTCCGGGAGGTGTGGCAGCTAGGGGACAACCGAGCCCATGGGAGCCTAGCGTCTATCTCTAGGCACCTGGGACTAGGTGAGAAGTCAGGCAACGGCGCCGACTTTTCTATGCTGTGGAACACCGACCGGCAGGCGGCCATCGACTACTGCCTTCAGGACGTGAAGCTCACCCAGGCGGTGGCCGACATCCTGATGCCGGCTTACTGAGGAGCAACCATGACATGGATACTTCCCAGGCAGTTACACATCTTGGCCTGTGCGCTGGATACGGAGGCATTGAGCTTGGACTCAAACGAGCAATCCCAAGTCTGCGCACAATCGCTCTTTGTGAGATCGAAGCCTTCGCAATCGCGAATCTGGTCTCTAAAATGGAAGCGGGACTCATGGACCCGGCACCTATCTGGCCGGATCTTAAGACCTTCCCTTGGGCAGCATTTCGCGACCAAGTGGACATCCTCACTGGGGGCTACCCATGCCAGCCCTTCAGTGCAGCAGGGCAACGTCGAGGCAAGGACGACCCAAGGCACTTGTGGCCCTATATCGCAGACGGCATTCGACTTCTCAGGCCTCGGTGCTGCTTCTTTGAGAACGTCGAAGGACATATCAGCCTGGGGCTGTCCGACGTCATCGAAGACCTGGCAGGAATGGGTTATCGAACGACGTGGGGCATATTCTCAGCGTCTGAATGCGGAGCGCCTCACCAACGCAAGCGGGTCTTCATCATGGCCGTCGCCAGTGGCTTCAGAGGTACGCCAGGGCTTTCAGGATCGTTCCCGAGGGATGAAAGGCAGTCAGGAGAGTCTGACGACGGTGGTTGTGAAGTCATGGCCAACGCCAGCAGCCAGGGACCACAAGGACACTGGGGAAAACGTGGACATGAAGAAGGTGGCAGCCAAGTGCAAGTTATCAGGAGTGGTTGCAGTGCATGGCCCAGCCGTCCCGGCGAGCAGCAGTACAGATGGGAGCCGCCCAGAG